TTCTCTTTATAATTTTCCCTCAGTATTTTTTATAAATACGCCATAATACATGAAGGGCATGCCACATTTCCGACATTGTTTAGTTTGGCTACAGCCAAATGAGTAGATACGTTATAAGAAATAACGATCTCCCCGGGGATACTGTTGCGATAAACGCAGAACCCGGAATGAAACTTCCAAACGGGAAAGAGACTTCCGCAGAGTTTGTGGTGAATAGCAACGCAACCGCCATGTTTGGCCCAATCCTAGAAAAGATGAACAAGGCTGTTCCTCGTCATTATTCAAAAAACAACTTCGCTTTAGGTCAAGAAGGTAAGGCTCATGAAGCAATAAATATGGTTATGGTAAAATCTTTTTTGTCTAATATGGGGCCGCAAGACAACTCTCCAGTAAAGATGGAAGCGAATGAATTTGCTACATTACCCATTGCCGATTCCCCGGTACGGCAAAGAGTAGACGCTACCCGCCAAATGCAAGAGGGCGGAAGTGTTGATTTAAAAAGTGCAATAGGTGGTGGTTGGTCTGATCCACATACTAGAACCGATATATTAACTAAGGGTGATCAACGTATTTATAAAAATACTATTCTTGGACAGATTCCAGCAGAGTTGGTTGGCGGTGAAGGCGGCTCAAGATATTATATAGGAGAAGGAACTAGCAAAGCAAAAAGTGCCGCTAGGTCAAAGGCAAAAACAAATTTAACTACTAAAATGTTTACTTCTCCAGCAGATTCAATACCTCAAGCTATGATAGGTGATTATTTTCCTGAATATGAACAAGAGGAAGCCGCACCGGTAGAAGAACAGCCCAGAAAAAAAGGCAGGCTTAGAGGTTTATTAGGCTTGCAAGAGGGTGGCCCAGCGGAAGAAGATTATTTTGGTAAACACAATCAACTTGATTGGGATGGTTCAAAAGCTAGGTCATTACGAGAAATAAATCTTCCAGAGGGTGGTTCTGCTTATTATTTAGGTGAAGCAGATTCTGGAGCTCCTAATTTATCCGAACAAATCGCCATGAAAAGAGCAAAGCGAAAAGCATATGAGGCACCTCAAGATTCAATACCAAGATCAATGGTAGAGGGGTATTTTAATGAACCATCTAAAGTAAGTGGCTTCTTAAAAAGATTAGGTATTAACAAGCAAGATGGTGGGGAAGTTGAAGAGGGCCGCAGTGTTCGGGACTATCTAGGGTCTTTACAGGGAAACTATCAAAAATATCAAGGTGATGTAATGACCGAAGCTGGTGATTCAAAATTTAATCCGTCAGGACAGCTAACCAGAGAAGGTTTAGCGGAAGAACATAATTTCCCATTGGAAGAAGCTCAGTTTGATACTTTATATGGATATGGAACCCCCGGAGCTGCGATAAATATTAACGTGCCTAACCGTAAAATGATAGAGCATAGAACCGGTAATGTTAGTGAGAAAGATGCTGAGATGCGTAATGTTGAAAGAAATATTCAAGATCAAATGACAAAAGAGCATGAAGGTTCATATGCGTCTCTTAGAAATATGCTGGGGGGGGATTATAGTGAAGCTATAGAAGCTGAAGAAGCTGGGTATTTGGACATGGACTATTTTGATCAATTGCGCTATGATAGAGATAAGAAAAAAAGTGGTGGTTATCAACAAGGTGGCCCAGTATATGGTTATGAAAATGGTGGTCAGGTAAAGAGTGAGCGTCAAGCGGCGCAGGACAGTTTAATGAATACTGATGAATATGATGATATTAAAGCTGAGAATGCAAAGCAATTACAGATGATGGCTATGTTGGATAGTTTAAATCAGGGAGGCGGGGAAAATGTTCGTACTCCAGAAGGCGGTGGTGTACTTAGTGATGATGGTAGAAGTTATAGTCCTTCACTTGATGAGCGGTTTAATATGTGGGAACAAACAGGGCAAGGTGTAGAGAGTTCAAGAGCAAGACAATTAAGAATGGCAAAAGTTCCAGCAGATAATTATAGTGGTGAGGATGTTGTAAAAAATATGGATTCACTTAAACATTATTTTAGAAGTTTCGGAAGGTTGAAAACGCCACTACAAGAAAGAAATGAATTTTTATATAATAGATTAGGTGTTGATCCTGAAAACCCCCCGATGCAATTACAGGGTTTAAAAGGTAGAGCCTTATTACAGCGTTATGGAAACGAAGTACAGTAATGCCCTTAGAGACTGACGATAGAGCCGAACATAATCAGGAATTGTACCGCCAGTGGCGGGACTCAAGGTCTGAATGGGATACAGAAGCCCGTTACGATATTGATTTCTTTCTTGGTAACCATTTTACCAGTGATGAGTCAGATGAGCTACAGGCCCGCAATCAGGCCGATGTGCCAATGGACAGGATTGGGCCGGCAATAGAAAAATTTAAAGCAGTACTAACAGCGCGTCCGCCAGCATTTACAATCACTCCGCGTGAGGACTCTGACGTGCAATTGGCTAAGCTATGGCGTACCGTTATGGGTTATATATGGGAAAACTCAGAAGGTGATTGGCAGTTAAAAGAAGCTATCCATAATTATGCTGTTACAGGTATGGGTTATATGTATGCCTATATTGACCCAGAATCAGATTTTGGTAGAGGTGACGTCAAGTTCACTTACGTTAACCCTTTTCGGGTCTATGTCTCTCCATCCACCAGAAACAGGTGGTACGACGACGCTGAAGGCGTCATTCTCTCTACCATATTAACTGGTGAGCAGGTCGTCAACCTCTACCCTGAATTAGGCGAGCAAGTTGATGAGGAGTCCGGCGAAATGGTGCCGGGTATCATTTCACAGCTTAGTCCCTACAACGAAGAAGATTACCCCAGTGCCCAGAATAAGAATTCGACTACTATATTCACTCCAGCAGAAGTAAGGGATAGCGACATATATCACCGCGAGAAGTTTCAGATACTGGAAAGATTTTATAAGATAAAGGTTGAATACTATCGCGTTATAGATATGCAGTCTGGCGAAGAGGTTATTTTTGACGAAGAAGAATACATACAATTTGTTGAAGATAACCGAGAACGCGTAGAATCAAGTCAGTATGAAGTAATACCGGTACAGCAGTCAAGGATTAAAGTATGCGCTTCTATGGGTCAAATTGTTTTATATGAGGCGGTACTACATACTGATATTTATCCAATCATTCCATTGCCCAACATCTGGACAGAAACACCCTATCCAAAATCGGACGTTTCGCGGGCGCGGCCAATGCAGAGACTATTGAACAAACTATGGTCGTTAGCATTATCACATGCGCAGGCATCGGCTGGTTTAAAGTTATTAGTACCATTAGGCAGTGTAGAAGATGTTGGACAGCTGGAACAGGACTGGGCCAACCCTAATGCTGTTATTGAAATTGACAGTTCACAGGGTGAACCACATTATCCAGCGCCTCAGGCACTGGCATCAGAGTTTTATAAACTGATCCAGCAATGTGAACATTATATTGATTTTACCTTTGGCCTGCCGGAAATGATGCATGGCTTTTCTGATAAGGCACCGGAAACAGTGCGCGGTACAGAACGAATGATCGCACTGGGGACAGAAAGACCAAAGTCCAAATTGAGAGACATTGAGTTTAGTATTAATCGTCTTGGTAAGGTGTTGTACAACTTTTGCAAGGGACATTATACATATAAAAAGATTTTTAGGCTGGTACAGGCCAACAATGATTTAACAGAAGCAATGGCAAATTTCTATGACGATACAACAAGTGCTGTTTTAGATATGAAGAAAGATAGGCATAATCTTTCACAGCACGATGTTCGCATAGAACCCGGATCAAGCTTGCCGACTAGCAAGTGGGCTGAGCTTTCTGTTTATATGGAAGCATTTCAACTTGGTATTGTAGATAAGTACGAAGTATTGAAGAAAAATCCAGAAATATTTGATAAAGAAGGTATTCTCCGTAGAACTGAAGAACGTCAGCAGTTAATGCAACAGGTTCAGGCTATGGAAGAACAGATAAAGAATTTGGAGGGTGACCTCCAAACTGCCCAGAGGGAGTCTGTGCATGATAGAAAGCGCGTCGAGGTTGAGAAGTTTAAATCTCGATTGTCGGAAATTGCATCAGACGCCAAATCTGATAGAAGGGTTCAGTTAAATAAACTACAAAGCGAAGTGAAGCTCGAAGCGGAGAAATTGGTTGGTTCCATGCCGGAACCCGGTTCTGCTCCAAAAGCTTAGAGACATTTAGATAAGGAGTCATAATGGACACTACACAGACAGAGGCCACTACCGAATTCGTCAGTGGTGAAGAAGGACAAACTGATATTATAGATCAGGTTGTAAATGAATCAGATGGTGAAGCTATGCAGGCTGAAGAAGCTGTTGAGCAAGTAATGGATTGGGAAGGTGAGGCAAAGAAGTTTCAATCAATGTATGATCGAACTTATGCTGAGAACGGTAAGCTGAAACAGCTTGAACCGTTAGGGCAATTACTGGAATCTCGCCCAGACCTAGTTGATCTATTGCAGAACAACATCAACGGATCGCAAGCAAAGCAGAAAACATCTGAACCAGCACTGCCGGAAGAGGATTTTAACCCTTGGGAAGCCTACTACAAGCCGGGTTCACAATCATTTAAATTACGTGAGAAACAGGGAACTGATCTTACGAATGAGATTGTGGGTCAGGCATTGCAAAGGCAGGAGCGTCAAATGGCGGAACAAATGACCTACAACAACACGGTTAATGAATTGCGTAATACATACAAATTCTCAGATGATGATGTAAATAGTTTTATGCAGTTTGTTACAAAGCCGAAGGAACAGGTAGGTTTGCCTAATCTTGTAAAACTATACCGTGACGTCAATAAAGGCGGCATGGTAAGTGATACAGCACAGGCAGTAACCGCCGCTAAGAATGCTCCGCGTAGCCCCGGCGCCATACAAGGTGCACCACCTCAGGCAAAATCAGATATTGATAAGGTCTGGGATAGTGTAATGGGCGTGGGGGATAAAACGGTATTTTGATAACAAATAACTCACGGAGATAGAAAATGGCTATTACTAGCGGAACTCTAAAGAGTAGTGCGATTACCGCGGCGGCAACGTCTGCTGGTGTGGGGCAAGCCCCAGATCAACGACGGTTGTACGACTTTGGTGATCGTGTTGCTGAATTATCTCCAGAAGAGTCACCGTTCTTTGTATATCTAAATAAAGTAGCGAAAGCACCAACGAACGATCCTGTATTCCGGTTTCTGGAAAACAGGTCACGGATTGATTGGACAAGTAGGACATTCCTATTATCTGCCAATGTTAATGGCGGTTCAGCTGTAAGTGCAGGGAGTTCATACTCCATTACAGTTGACACTCCTAACGGCAGTAGTGGTTCGGTTGATTATCTTGTAAAAGGTATGGTGTTTGCTGTGCAGACCCTTGATTCTACAACAGGCGTTTCATACGCCTCTGTTAGAATTGATTCTGCTCCAGCTGATCAGGGAAGTGAAACGGTCTTTACTGGCCGAGTTATCGCTCTCCCTAATTCCAGTTTTGGTTCTGGTTACAATATCATGTCAGACAATGACAAATGTCAAGTTATTGGTACTTCTTTTGAAGAAGGCACCGGTTCACCTGATGTTTGGTCAGATAGTATTGATGATGATTTTGGATACACCCAGATTTTCAAAACTGCGGCTGAGTTGACAAACACAGCTATCGCTACCAATTATAGAGGATATGCCAATGAATGGCAACGAGTCTGGAATCAAAAACTGAGAGAACATAAGGTTGACATTGAAAGAGCAATGTTATTTGGACAAAGAGCACGTGTTAGCGGCATTCAGTATTCTGAAGGTATCGTCGGTCATATTACGGCCAACGCGGCACCTAAAGCTGACAATAGTGCCCTGTCCTATTCTTCTGGTTCACCCTATAGCAGGACTGTTGCTTCCGCAGAGTTCACTTATGATTTATTTCTAAGTGACATGGAAGTTCTAATGGATCCGGCACGTGGCGGTGAATCTCAGAAGCTTGCTTTGGCAGGTCTACCTGTGATCACTCTGTTTAACAAAATGGGATCAGGTGGATTCCTTGACGGAACACTTCAATTATCAACTGATGCGGCTGGATATAGGCTTGGCATCAGTCATGAAAAGGTCAGTGGTTCTTTTGGACATAGTATCATGAAAGTTGATACTGTTCATGGATCAATTGGCGTTGTTAAAGAGCCTCTATTTAGAGGTCTTGCTAACGCTTTCATGTGTTTAATTGATATGAGCAAGGTTTCTTACAGACCTCTGGTTGGTAATGGGTTAAATCGTGATACTCACATTATTTCAAATGTACAGCAAGCTGATGAAGATTTGCGTAAAGATATGATCTTGACCGAAGCCGGTCTTGAGATTACTCTACCAGAATCTCATATGTTGTATAATTTTGAAGCAATTAGTTAAAGGAGTTAACGATGCGATCTGATTATTTAAACGAAAATAGTGGTTCTTCTTTTGCATATAAAAAGAAGGCTGAATATATAAGCGCCGCACGAACACTTGATGAAGATGATGGCGGAAAAGTGTTCATGTTGGATTCAGCAGACGGTGCTTATTCCATAACATTGCCTACTGCCGCTACTGGGCAGGACGGTACATCTTACAAATTCGTTGTATGGGAGGAAACTCCTACTGCCATAATTACTCTTGCGGCAGGCAGTGCTAATGTAAGTATGGTTATGAAAGACGCAGGCGGAAATGCCTCGAATTCAACTGCTGGTACTCAAGTTTCAAATATTCTTGTTGGTGTAAGCGCCCAAAGGGGTGATTATATCAATATGATGTTTTGGCAAGGTGAGTGGGTAGCAGATTGTATGTCGAGCATTGATGACGCTGTAACCACATCCTAATCCGAATAAATAAGGATTAACAGTCTTTGAGGACTGTGGGGTAGGTCAATAAAAGGTCTACCCCGAACCTCATAAAGTTTTTTAACAGTTAACAAGCCCATTCATGGACAGCCAGTCCTTAGGGCAGGAGGATAATATGGCACGTGGTATAAAATCTTTAAGTAACTATACGGTTGCAGAAGCACAAAATGCTAGTCTTGGTCAAGCTGGTGCGATTATAATAGATGGTACAGCTGAAATAGCTGGCCCATTTGTGGCAATAACAGCTTTAGAAAATGCAGTAGTAGATACATCAGAATGTGATGTAACGTGGTTGTCTGGTACGGTACCGGCAACATTTAAAATTGGATTAGGGGCAACAATATATGGATATTTTGCTTCTATCGAATTAGATAGTGGTTCAGTAATCGCTTATTATGGATAATAATTGTGTCCATTGTTCTAACCCGAATCCTGAGGAGTGGTTCTATTGCAGACAATGCGGTGAGCATGCTTCCAATGAAAAGTATTCTAAGAATATGTGGATGAGAACCGAAAGAGGTAAAAGAACAGATATGGAATTTCGCAAGATAACTATGGATGAACATATCAAAGAAGTAGAGGAAAGTAGAAATGCCACAGGGTAAGGGAACATATGGGTCTAAACGCGGGAGACCGCCTAAGAAGAAAAAGAAGTATAGTAAAAAGAGGAATAAATAATGGCCGGCACTTTAAAAGTTAAAATAGAAGAAGAGATTATATTAAATAATCAGAATTATGGTTCTAAAAGGACTTTATCTATTGCCAGTGTAACTGAAATATATAAAAGAATTGTAAATGTTCCAGCGAGTGGCGATACAACTATTGCTACCTTTGCGACGGCAGTAAGTACTTCAGTTGGGGCGTTTGATGTAAATGATGTACGATATATACGACTAACAAATTTAGATAGTTCTAATAGTGTAAATGTTGCAATGGTGGGGGCCAGTGACAATGCCCAGTTTGTAGTACCGGCGGGTGGTAGTTTAATGTTTGGTACCCCTGATGATTTTATGCTTGGTGAGGCAGATACATCACCAGCTTTCAGTGGTTTTGAAGATTTAGCCAGTATTGTAGTGGATTCTGGATCAAATGCAGTGGATGTTGAATTGTTTATAGCGAGTGTCTAATGGCTACTTTTAAAGTACAGATTGAAGATGTGGTTGGTTCTGTCGGTGATGATACGGCACTTACCAGCTGGTTAACAGACGGGGCTAAAGAAATAATAAACTTTATGCCGGCACCAGAATTAAGTCTGGTATCGGCCCAGCAGACATTCACATCTGCGGCGGTAGGAAGTGAAGCAGAAACATTAAACACTGGTAAGATTTCACATGTATTTAGGAATGATGGTGATATTGACCAACCTTGCCGACCAATACAGGCTTTATTTAAAGGTCGCGCATCTGACCAATATGATATGCAATATGCATCTGTTACCGATCCTGTGTTTTATATTGAGAACAATAAATTAAACGCTTTACCAGATGGTGGATCATGTAAGTATTCAGAAGTGCAGTATCCAGCAGTGGCTAATGGTGATAGCGCCATAAGTGTTTTCCCAGATGAATACGAATATCTGGTTGTTTTATATGCGTCTGTAAAAGGTTTACAGCGCCGAATGAATGACAAGCTTGCTGACTCTGATATTACAACTGCCCTAACTGCTGTTAATACTGAACTTGACGAGCTTCAATCAATTGCAGACAATGTTCACACCGAAATAGCTTTAATAAATACACAGTCTGATTCTGCCGTAGCTGAGATTGTCTTGGCAAATGTTGAAGTAGATAAGATGGCGGCAGAGGTGGCACTGGCAAATGCGGAAGTAGATAAGGCAACTGCGGAAGTAGTACTGTCTAATACAGAGGCGGACAAAATGGCGGCAGAGGTAATATTGGCAAATGCAGAAATAGATAAATCTGTTACTGAGATTGGTCTTGCAAATACTGAGGTAGGTGAGGCCGCCGCTTTAGTTGATTCAAGTGTAGACACTGCAACCGCCGCAATAGCTACAGCCGCAGGAAGAATTAACACTGCTGTAGGTCTTGCTAATGGACAGTTTGACGCGGCAGTACTGGAGTCGGCACAGGCCGAGTCTGAGGTAGACGACTCTAAGATAGATACTGCATTAGATTTAATTAATTCACAATCAGATAGCGCTGTATCTTCGATATCAAGCGCAACTACAGCTTTGGGTAATGCTAATACCAGAATAGGTACTGCTAAATCTGAGATAGATTTGGCTAATGTTGAGGCCGACAAAATGGCCGCAGAAGTTGTACTGGCTAATTCTGAGGTAGATAAAGCCACAGCTGAGGTTCTTCTTTCAAATACTGAAGCTGATAAGATGGCCGCTGAGGTTATTCTTGCTAACGCAGAGGTTGATAAGGTTGGAGCTGAGATTGCATTAGCGAATGCTGAACTTGATGAAGCTTTAGTTCTTGTAGATGCTGGTATAGATACAGCAACAGCGGCGGTAGCAACTGCCGCAGGCAGGGTAAATACTGCTGTTGGCTTGGCTAATGGTCAGTTTGATGCTAGTGTTTTGGAAGCCGCTCAAGCAGAGGGGGAAGCAGATGATGGTGCTATAGCTACAGCTCTCGGACTAATAAACACTCAGGTAGATAGTGCTGTTAGTATAGCTGGTAATATGCATACTTATCTTGGCAATGCAGGTACTAGAGTAGCTACGGCTAAGGCTGAAGTAGATATAGCAAAAACAGAGGCGGCAGAAATAGCTACACAGACAGATAATAGTGGAGATTTTGAAACCGCATTAGATGCTATTAATACAGAATTGGATAAGGTTGACGAGGTAATTGTAGAAGCAAGCACTGAGTTTGATAAGGTTGACAATGTAATTGTTGAGGGTAGTGAAGAGGTTGATAAGTCTACTGCACTGCTTGACAAAGGAGAGGTTGATAGCGAAAGCGCTGTTAACGATGCGGCTGGTAAAATAGTAGTAGAATTAGATGAAACACAGGCTGTGTGTGATAAGATAGATGCTGACTTAGTTCTTGCTAAAGCTGAGATTGTGCTTGCTAAAGCAGAAGCGGCAGAGTTGGCTTCAAATACAGACAATTCAAGTAATTTTGAAACTGCTTGTGATGCAATGGTGACAGAACTGGGTAAGGTTGATGAAGTAATTATAGAGGCAAGTGATGAATTCGATAAAGTAGATGAAGTAATTGCTGAAGGAAGTGCAGAATTTGATGAGGCAAAGAATTTATCTGCCACATATAATTCTGGGGCTATCGCCACTGCATTGACTGCTATAAACACAGAGCTCGATGAAACGCTTGGTATCGCAGATAATATACATACCGAGGTGGCTTTGATTAATTCATCTTCAGACAGTGCACTTGCAGAAGTTATTTTAGCTAATGCAGAGATAGATAAAATGGCGGCTGAAACCGGACTAGATAATGCTGAGCTTGATAAAGCTACAGCAGAATTGGGGGAAGCTGTTACTTTAGTGGATAATAATATTGACACAGCTACTGCGGCTATTGCTACAGCGGCAGGTCGTGTGAATACTGCGGTTGCATTGGCAAACCTAGAGTTTGATAAGTGTGATACAATGTTAGATTTGGGTGAGGCCGATAGTGAGGGTGCTGTAAATACTGCTTTGACTGCTGTTAATGCAGAAATAGATGAGTGCTTAGCTTTAGCGGATTCAATGAACGCAGAGACTGTTTTAGCTAACGCTGAAATTGATAAAGCTTTTGCAGAAGTAGCTTTGGCTAACATTGAGGTAGACCTTGCTAACCCTGAAGTAGATTTGGCAAAGGCAGAGGTTGGTGAGGCTGTTACCCTTATAGATACTAATGTTGATACAGCCGCTACAGCAATAAACACAGCAGTGGACAGAGTTAATGCGGCAGTATTATTAGCTAATATACAATTTGATAGTGCTGTAACCGCTAATGGAAACGAAGATATTGAGTTAGCGCAGTCACACGTACAAGCTGGGCAGGGGTATATAGCTGAAGCAAGGGGTTCATTAGATGAAGCAAGAGGATATGTTGAAGAGGTAAACGCCAGAGTAAGTCAAGCACAAGGACAAATTAGAGTTTCTGAAGGATATATAGGCACGGCGAGAGGATATGGAGAAGCGGCTCAAGGATATATTGCTACTGCAAATGGTTATATTAAAACAGCACAAGGATATGTTTCTACTGCGCAATCATATGGTGCGCAGATACAAAGTAAATTAAATATTGCTAGTGGTTACGGTAATGAAATTAGTAACAGGTTGGAGCAGGCAAGGGCCAAAAGAGAAGAATCACGCTCTAGAGTAGAGCTTGGAAATGCTTATATTGCTGAAGCTAGGGCAAGTGCAGAGGAAGCACAGACATATGTAAATGAAGTTTCGGCAAGAGTTCAACAAGTTCAAGCTCAGGTTGGCGTTGCTCAGGGTTATATATCTAATGGTTCTGGATACTCAAGAGTTGCCGATGGTTATAATAAGGCCGCTCAGGGGTTTATTAGTACGGCTAATGGTTATTTGCAATCAGCTCAGGGGTTTGCAAGTTCGGCTCAGTCGTATGCGAGTGAGGTACAGAGAAAACTGGATATAGCAAGTGGTTACGCTAATGAGGTACAAGCTTATTCAACCGCTGGTCAGACATTTATAAATACTGGTAATGCCTATCTTCAAGAAGCGAATGCAATAGTGAGTCAAGGAAACGCTTACATTGCAGAAGCTCAGGGATATATATCTCAGGCCAACGGGTATGCTTCTGAAGTTAATGCTAGATCAACATTTGCCGGGGCAAAGTCACAAGCTATTCAGGGTCATATTAATACAGCTCAATCTTATGTGGCTTCTGCGCGGGGGTTTGGAGATGAAGTTCAGGCTAAGGTTGCTATAGCGAATGGATATGTTGCTGAAATAAATATTAGATTACAACAGGCAGAGGCAAAGAGACAAGAATCTCAATCTAGATTGTCAGCTGGTGGTGCTTATCTGCAAGAGGCTAATTCAATAGTTTCACAGGGAAATGCTTATATCTCAGAGGCTCAAGCATATATAGCACAGGCACAGGGATATGCCGCTGAGGCTGGCGCTAGGGCTACTTTTACAGGAGCAAAATCTCAGGCTGTAAGAGCTTATATAGATACTGCTAATGCTTATTTAGCCGAAGTTGCACAGGATATTTCTATTGCTAGTGGATATGGTAATGCTATAGCGGCATATGTACAGGCGGCGCAAGGTTACGCAACAGAGATTGATGCTTATTCAAAAAGTACACAAATATTTATAAACACTACTCAGAATCGTGTTAATGTTGGTAATGCATATTTAGCCGAGGCCAATGCGGCGGCAACAGAGGTACAGGCTTATGCTGGTGAGGTCAATGCTCGTTCTCGTCAGGTAGAGGCTCAGGTTGGGGTTGCTAATGGGT